TTGTAAGAATACCGGCTGATCAAATACTGTGCCGGTCAGATCTTCAATCGTTTTACCAACGCCATCAAATAACCATGTGCCAGCTTTTCTGGCCTCATAATCGTCATCGGTTTCTTGCGGGAATTTGGGTAAATATTTTTGACCCATATCACGCATATGCTGACCACCTTCAACCAAATCGCGCACAGGCGCAGATTGATCTAGCATATATTGGATTTCGTTACTGACTTTTGCGACTGAATTACTCATATTCTGATCACCATTCTTCCAGAGGCTTGAACCTTAATCAAAGGCGCGATTGCGTAACGTATTGCATCAGGCGCATGGTTATTTGCATCAATAACGTCTGGCAATATATCACCCGATAATTTATCGACCTTGTGACTGTAAAGCCTAAAGTCATCGATGGCACCTTTGCAATTTGGCGCTATTATGACAGATTTGAAGCCGCGAATAAACCTTATTCCTTCTTGGATGCTGTTAGGCCACTTTTTAACGCCTTCCATGCGCGGGAAACCATGCCTTTGCAGGTATGATATAGTCTTTGGCTCTGCGCTATCAGCGCGGCAAGTATAGCGGTCAAATTCCGGTATATGCTTGCAAATAAAGTTGTGCGTATCATCTATTTCGACCCCAACCCCGTAAGCTTCTTTTTCTATATACAGCGTTTCGTCATAAACCCAACACTTTATTGCGACCAACGGATCAGGGCGAAAGCCAAAATCAACGCCAAGATAAGGGCCATCCCATCCTTGAACAGGCTCAAAATCCTCTACCTTCCATTTGCCATGAAATACTTGTGCCTCGTTGACAGTTTCATATTCGCCCAACCAAACATGAGCATAGCGGTCAAAATCACGCTCTTTGGCCGTTTCAGCAAGATCAATCATTGATTGCGGCGCAAACGGATTATCGCTGTAATTAACGTGAACTAAGGATTTATTATCGTTGTCTTGAAATACTTGCTCCACGGCATCGCTAGGGCTTCTGGGGTTCCAACTAAACCAAAGCTCCGCGCCATCTTTACGCATGGTGGGATCTAATAATTCAATGGATCGCTTTGATAAACTCTGCGCTTCCTCGCACCAAGCTATATCAAAACCTTCCAGCGATTTTATGCTGTCGGCTGTGTGGTCTTGCATACCTTGAAAGATAATAATTCCATTGCCGCGCAGATTATTAATTTCGGTGTTTTGTATTTCAAACAAATGCTCAACGCCCAGCGCATTAATTTTATCTTCCAGCAGTTGCTTTGCTGAGAATTTTAGGGATCGCTGCACTTCACGAATGCAAACTACCCTAGTATCTGGGTTCATAAGCTGACGTTCAATTACTGCTTCTGCAAAAAAATGTGATTTGCCTGATGCGCGGCCACCCTTTGCGCCTCTATATCTTGGATGACCGTCTTGCCCTTGAAGCAAAGGCAATGCCCATCTAGGCGTCTGGATCTGGAGCTTCGTCAATGATAATGCGCTCTATTGTTTGCGGTGTCATAGAACCGTCTGTGCTGCTGTGATCAATGTGTTGAGTCTCACGCCAGCCGCATTGCGTTTTCAGATAAAATATCTGCGAAGTAGTATCACCAGCCCGTGCTTTTTTAATCAATCCACCTGATATTGATGCCTTTGCTTTAGCCCTTCCCCTTTTATAGCGTTCAGAAATACCTGGGTTTCTATCCATCAGCGCATAAAAAGTTGTGCGACCTACGCCAAAATAATCAGCTATATCATCTGTTGATAGCACAGCCGCAAGGGTTTCAACTTCCCTAATTTGATCGTCACTCAGTTCAATCATTGGTCTGCCAGCTTCACCGTTTGCCATATTAAAACCTGTTAAACAGCCTCCTGAGAATATAAGAACGTGCTAACGATATAGCTGTGAAGGCTAGTGAAATCGATAGCGCCTTTTGTGTGGTTATTTGATAGCCGTGTAATGGTAATATAACATAAGTTGCTGCGGTTGCGATAATATATCCTAACAGGACGTTCGTACTGGCCTCAACCATGCTCATTAACTTGGTTTGTTTCTGCATAAGTTTTGCCCGTGGCTTTGTGTACTGCTTGCTTGCCAGTGAAGTCTTGCCAGCGTTTTATGATGACATCGCAATATTTTGGGTCAAGCTCCATAAGGAAAGCCTCTTTGTTTATGTTCTCACACGCAATCAGGGTTGAACCAGAGCCTCCGAATAAATCCAGCACCCGCCCGACTCTGTGGTTCCCCACAGCCCTCTTGCATAAGGCGACTGGTTTCTGTGTCGGGTGGTGGCTGTTTTTGTTATCGCGGCTCACATCCCAAATTGTTGTTTCGTTTGTTGGCCCGCACCAATTAGGACTTTTCCCTCTCTTGAACGCGTAGATGCAAGGCTCATGTTTTGATTTATATTGCGCCCCTATTGCGCCAAACTGCGCAACATTCTTATTCCATACGATCCAATTGCGTACCTCATACCCAGCGGCCCGCACACCTGAGATAACATCATCGGCAAATCTGTCAGCAAACCAAAGATATAAAGGTGCGTCGGACGTGCTTGCGGCGTAGGCATTTACTATGGGTTGACCGTACATATTGACATCGTCGTCATTGGCAAGTTTTTCACGCCTTTCTTTTGTCGCGTGACCACCATCATAATCGACCCCATAAGGCGGATCTGTAAAAACCATATCTGCCTTCTGCCCATCCATCAGCTTATCAACCGCATCGATGCTGGTGCTATCACCGCACATCAAACGGTGATCGCCAAGCACCCAAATATCGCCCTCAACCGTTACGGGTTTGTCAGGGGCTTCTGGAACATCATCCTCATCAGTAAGTCCAGCCTTTTCTGGCTCTGGAAACAAGTCAGCTAATTCATCTGCATTAAAGCCGGTTAAATCTATATCAAAATCTAAATCCTTGAGGCCATCCAATTCGACCTTTAGCATTTCATTATCCCAGCCAGCATTTAAAGCGAGTTTATTGTCTGCTATAACATAGGCTCGCTTTTGGGCTTCGCTCCATCCCACGGCTGTCATGGTTGGAACTTCATCAATATTAAGCTTTTGCGCGGCCAATAATCTGCCATGACCGGCTATAATTTCACCATCGATGTCCACCAAGATCGGATTGGTAAATCCCCATTCTTTGATGCTGGCGGCTATTTGCCCAACCTGTTCATCGCTGTGAGTGCGGCTGTTTCTTGCATATGGAATAAGTGAAGCCACCTTGCGGCGCGTTATTTTATCAGCGGGCCATTCTTGCATTGATGTGTCCTATTGTCGGTTTTGTTAATTATAACAAAATAACCCCACCAATCAAGGCGGGGTTAAATTGATTAATTTATGAAGCTTTATCTACACCAATCTGAACGGGTGGTAGATTTGATATTGCCCTTTTTCTTTCTATTGTTTCGGTAAAGCTTTCGCATGCGATTGAAACGCCTTTGCTAATAGCATGTTTGATCTTGAGCTTGGCAACCACCAGATGATCATTTTGTGGCTCCACAGCAGCATATCCAGCCGTTTTCTTACCATGCCCACCAGCTATAAACCTTGACGGGTTTGCAATCTCTTGCGCTCTGGAATGACGCTTGAAATAGGTGCTGGCAAGTGGAACAAGCTCACATTTCTCCTCGTCTTGGATAAACTCTCTGATGTAATCCCATCTGATTGCATCAGTCACCGCTTTAAATTGCAATTCTTCAAGTACTTCATCTTTTTCAAAAACACCGTGAAGTCTAAGCTTTTCAATAGCAGCTTCTTTGACGTCTTGATGAATTTTACATTTTACTGCGGCTTCCCGTCTTAAAAACTTAGACATCAGCACCTCCCTCTATTGCTTTTAATTCAACCACCTTCTCTTTGCTCATCTTGCTGCGCCAGCGCATAGAACGCTCTGACAAGCCTTTTAGATTGGCCTTGATAGATGTAACCACAGCATGGTCTAGCTCATTCTCAATCACATCCAGCGCATCAATGATGTTTTCTAGCTTTCCAGCGTTCACATCATCATTTAGCATTGCAGAAATACGATCAGCCAGTTGATTGCCAAACTGCGCAAACAAAGGCTCCTTAACCTTAGCCTCTTTTGCCAATCGGTAAGTATTTACATCCAATGTGCTACGCAAATCCCTTTGAGCTACTTGGCCCTCTCTGGATTGCTTAGCGGTTGCCTTAACAGCCTTTGCAACTTGCTTCTTTGACTTTTCAATTTCAGCAGCAGGGCGATTTCCCTGCTTACCCATCGCATCAAGACGCTTCATATTGGCTTGCGCTCTAGTGCAAATCTCTCTGGCCTCATTCACTGTAAGGCTTTCAAGATCAGACCTCTCAAGATATTTGCCTTTAATAAGGTTGTAAGCACTGTTGCAAGCATCAGAAGCACGATTAAATTGAGCGCCGCCATTTGGCCTGTCTTGTGTCCATCCTAAAAACTCTGCAATATCAATAGCTTTTGATGATTTGCAGTCGCGCGACTGCAGTTGTAAATCAGCAGCTTCCCATGTTTCGAGCAACACAAGAAAGTCTGTACGATAGTCTTCACCGTTTTCACGACCCATAAAGCGCAGCATATCATCATCTGATAGATCACGAATGACAACATTAACGTCAGATAAGCCAGCACGTTTAGCCGCCTCTATTCTGTGATGACCAAATGCAATCTCTACACGATCATCTTTTTCACGCCCAATAACGCCCTCCCACAGGCCAACATCCTTAATGCTGCGAACTAACACAGACAGCTTTTCCTCGCTGTATGGATAATCTCCAAGCATTCGGTACGGGTTTGGATCAACCTTGCTTAGGCTGATTTGTTTTATGATTGACATCGCAATCTCCTTTTCAATGGAATGCAAGATGAACAGATTTCAGATAAACTGTCAAACTGCTTTTTCAATAAAGTGCGCTATGAGCTAAATAACTACGATAAGGATCAAGATCACTTTCTTCAATCAAGCCCCTGCTTATAAGCTGATCTGATTGCTTTCCGCTTATCCACTCCTCTCCCACAGACTCCATATTCTTTATGCGCTGTGCGTTAATCTTATAGGGATCTGGATGCCAAGCTGGTTCATTGGTTAGATCACGAAACTCTGGCCGCTTTGGTGCTATTTCCTTTGCGGCTCTTTTAAGCTCTTTGATAGTCGGCCATGTGCGAGTTTCTAAATTGCTTAAAACCGCTTCTTCAAATAGATCAAACCATTGCTGATATTCACGGCTGGGTGCCATCTTGCTAATTGTTTTGCATAGAAGCTCTGCCTCTGCTTTTATGCCTTCTGCATTGGATGATATTGCTCTTGGCGGGTTTAGCCGCGCCAGAAGCTTCGTGGTCATTGTGTTTATCTGTTGTTCACGCATTGTATTTTAGCCCCATTGATTTCAAAACATCGAGCATCATATTTTGCGGATCTATGGATGCTTGCAAGAGTTCTTTGCTAATATCGTCATCCCATCTCTCAGCATTAAGCCAAGTTGCTGGATGCGCTATGAATTTAGGATCTTTGTTCTGAACGCTGGAAGCATACAATGCTGCGTTTGAAATGATGTGATCGGGATCTGCTTTCTTAACCGCCTTTTCCCAAGCCTTTTTTGCTGCGCCTTTTCCCTTCTTGATTGGATAAGCTGCATAGAACTCATCAAATCTTTCGATCAATATATTAGGTTCATTTACAAGGTTATTTATTCCAAGGTTAAGGGTAGGACAATTTGATACAGGGGGGCTGGACAATTTGTCCGTGGGGGCAGGACTATTTGTCCGGCCATCCTCTTCATGCAAACACAATATATAGTTGTTAGATGTTTGTGACCCATTAGGTCTTGTTCTGCTTTCAATTTGTATTAATCCAACATCAACTAACTTGCTAATTTGCCTTCTAACATCTCTATCAGTCAATTCAGATAATTCTGCGAGGCGTTTATGGCTTGGAAAGCAATCGCCGCTTTCGCCATTGTGATGTTCCGCAATCCAATAAAGCACGATTTTAGTAGATGGTTTGAGTCCTTTTTGCTTCATTGCTAAAGCCGTCATAAAGTGAGACATATTTTACCCTTGTTTGTTAGGGCAGGGCCAAGTATTATGACCCT